AGTGTTTGACCGATTTGTGTATTACCAGTTAATCTTGATGCGCTGACGTCTGCGACAGCAATTACATCGTTCTCAAACTGAGTACTTTGTACGTATGCTACTTCCAATGAATTACCCAGATCTCCTGGATATAAAGCATCGAATGAGCCGAACGTGTGTAAAGCTGAATTTGCGTTTGACGTGTCTGAAGCCGAAGCTATAACAGCGCCGTTATCTACACGAGCTACGTAAAGAGCATTTGAGTATGAAAGGTAGTCTGCTGCAACAAAGAATGTCTCATAGTTATCGTTATTTGGTTCGCCAAAACGGTTTACTAATTCATTCTCTGAAGAAACTAGTACTGTTTCACCGACCGGACCCCATCTAAAAACACCGGCAATTGCAGCAGGTGGCGTAGCGATGGCCGGTACTGCGGCTGACGCGTCCACTTCGCGAACGATTACCGAAGGACTTACGGAAAAAGCCATATTATTTCTCCTTTAATATATCTATTTAAAACTTTTGTCTAAAATTAGTTATCACAGTTCTATTTATAAAAACAGAAAGGTTGTATTCATTTATCATAACTGTATCTGCCATGACTCTCTAGCAAAACCGTGTCCATCGTCCTCTGCATCTTCATCAGTACCATCATCTATAAATCCGAATGGTAATAAATCTTGTTCGATTTGTTCTTCTGTTTTTTGCCTTAAGCGCATCATAGTATTAATATCAGTAAGATCTTTGAAGAATCCCTGGTCTGTTAACCACGAAAAGATAACTAAATTCATTACCAAATCGTCGTGTGCACCAGATTCTGCTTCGTATGATGATCCCCGTTTAGAAAATCGCGATAACTCTTGTATTGTGTTATAATCCTGCAAAATTAACTGATTTTGTTCAATCAGCATTTTTAATATAGAACAACCGATACTTTTAACACTTTTTGTTGTTCTTATTCCATTATCTGTTCTTTTACCAAACCCGCTTGAAATCCTTTTACCAGATCTTCCTGCGTTTTCAGTAAACAACAGATTTTCATAACCATAGTCCATTAAGAGCACATCTGATACTTGTTCACCGATATCATTGATTTCGATAAGTACCGCGCCCTCATTGTACATTAATCCTATTCTATATATAATTGCTGCGAAATCGACTGGTGATACAGTGTTGTCTCTAAAAGTACAGACTTGCTTATAAGGCATAGCTGTGATATCTATTACATTAAACGTACTATAATCTAATCCTTTACCACGAGATACGTCAACTGTTATTACATATGTATGATTTTCTAAAGCAACTTCGTACTGCGTTAAGAATTCTCTTTCTTGTATTGGTTGTGAATAAGCTAATTCTTTTAATTTAGAACCGTCAATAAGTGTTCCTGAGCTACCTAAAAATTCACAACAATATTCTTGTTTAAACTTTTGTTCGTCATGATCTAAAGCTTCGAGTGTTTCTTTGCGCCATTTTTCATCTCTGCCTGGAACGTCATTCCACATTACCTTAGTAAACTCGTAACCGTTAGTACCTTCTTCAGCACCTTTACAAGTTTTCCAAAAATGATTTAAGCCGTTGGGGGTGGAGGTCATTAATAGTTTAGTAGATTCACCGGATGAAATAGTAGGATATACAGAAGCGAAAAACTCATCGTAACCCTCAATGAATGCAACCTCATCTAGATATAGGAAATTTACAGACTTACCACGAATGGCGCTTGAAGATGTTGTTCCTGCTAATACTTGACAACCATTCTCTAGTGCTATATTACCCTTATTCCACTCTTCGATACCTTGTTGTAGCCATTTCGGTAAAGCTTCATATGCTAACTTGAGCCTACCCATAACTTCTCTAGAAGCATCTCCTTTGTTAGCAAGGATAGCTACAGTTTTAAATTCGTTAAACAATATGTAATGTAATATAACAGCAACAGCAGTGGTTGTTTTACCAGACTGACGGGCCGTTAAAACACAAGCACGTCGATTTGCAAAGATTTTATTACAAATTTCTTTTTGGTAATCATACATATCAAATGGTACTAGACCTCTATCAACATGCACAATCTTAATATACGCTTTTGCAAAGTATATAGGATCTTTAGCACATTTCATAAATTCTTTGATTTGTTCAGGCGTATACTCTATAGCCTCAGCTGATCGCTTAAGATATGAGTTTCCTAAGTATCCATTACTCATGTTTTATCTTGTTCACCGTTTATCATCTTAAGTAGGTCAGCAGTAGATAATATTAAATTATTATTAGTAACTTCATTTTTAGAAGGATTTGCTTCTTCTTTAGCATATCTTTTCTTTGTTGACATTTCAACGTAATCTTTGTTAGCGTCAAGTAAAGTTTTCATTAAAGTAGATACAACTTCAAATGCTCTGGGTGATTCCGACTGCTTAGCAATCTCAACCATCTCTTTAACAGAGCTATCGCCAAGACTAATAATATTTTCTATATTCTTCTTTGCTAATTCAATGTCCTTTAGATTCTCATCAGCGCCAGTGTCGATAATTGCAAGAGGTTGTACTTCGCCTTCAACAGCCTCGTCAGCCTCAACAGGTAAGTTAAAAATATCGTCATCTACCGCTGCAACAACAACAGGACGAGGTTCAGGATCATTCTCTCTGACTCCATCTAATATTGCTTGTTTTCTCTCGTCAGCGTCTTCTAGCGATCGCATATTAAGAACCTCAGCTATTTTATCTTGTTTCATTACCTATTTATGACCTTCGTTGACCTGTAAATATTAACCACCATCTGAACCATTGGCGGCCTTCCCCATAAGCTGCTGATCGTAATCTATTGTATTTCATTTAAGTGCGCAAGCTTTTCGTAATCCAGATGTACTAAACCTGTGATCTCTTTTATTAAAATGTAATTCAATATCACGTTTTCGACAAATATCTTTACCAGTAAACTCTTTGTCTCTATACTCGTCTCCTAAGATACGAACATCAATGTGATACAATTCTAACAGATCTAAAAGATCTTGCTCTGTGTTATACGGTATAATCTCGTCGACATATGATATTGCCTTGAGCTGTGTGTATCTTTCAACAATTGTTTGTATAGGCGGGTTCTTGTCTTTTGGTCTATCTTTAGCAGGATCCATTTGTAATCCTACCATTAAATAGTCACACTGAGATTTTGCATCTCTTAACATTTGCACGTGTCCTGCATGTAACAAATCAAATGCGCTGCACGTAAATCCAATTCTACTCATAATATCTCCGTCATCTTATAGATCTAATTATATATTATAACACACTTTGGTGCAAATGTCAACCCCTAAGATGAAGGTGCTGTATTTGCAATTTTAGATGCGTAATCCCAATCATCATCGTAGTCTATCAAACTGTAATCAACAGATAGCTCTTGGTCTGAAGTTGCAACATTATTAGCATTCATACCAGGCTGTAATGTGTAAAACTCTTCTGGTGTAGTATTAGTGGTCGAGTCTGTAGCATATCGTATATCGATAAACTTAATAACTTCACTTGATTTCTCAGGCCCGAAGTACCATGCTTTCATGGTAAAGTTAAGTGTATATACTATTGCTCTTCGTTCATCATAACTTCCTTCATACACTTCATCCATTGAAACGCCATTTAATATCAAAGGGATATCAATTGGTTCTAAACCAGTCATAAGTCTTACTGTTCGTGTATAGTCTGGATTAAAGAATGGAATAACCTGTTCTAATAACTTAACTGCGTCTTCTTGGTATTTAGTCATAATAAACAGTTGGAAATCTAAGTTATATGGAACACCTGCGTAAACAAACTTACGACCACCTAGCGTATCATCAACTACTGTTTTTCTTATTTTAGTAATTGGCGAGATTTTACGTTCTGAATCGTATGTCATATTTGTCATTTCAAACGACATACGCGGTAAAGTAATAGCAGCTTTTGCTTTATAATCTGGATTCTGATCTAATCTTGATAATATCTTTTGATATGGTGCGTAAGAGATCGGCACAATCATTGTTTGTTGTGTTACTCCACCATTATCAACTCTCTGAACCTGTAGTTGATTAAAGTATGTACCAAACAGGGCCACATATTTACGTGTTGTATTATTGTAGAAATAGTTAGCTATGGCCATTAGGTATCACTTATAGTAATGTTTTCAGTAAACGGATCACTCTCTGAAAAGTCGAGAATATTATCGCCTTCTTGTTCGAATGCAAAGTTTCTTGCAAGAGAATCGCTTCCATCAATTTCTGTATTAGCAAGGTCTTGTAAACTGGTGGTTGATGTAGTATCAATAGAATCAAAGTAATTATCAATATTTGGATGGCCAGTTGAGAATCTCTGTCCACTATATTCTATTAACTCGCATCTCATGTCTTGTACTTGTAGAGCACCTGTTTGATAGAATACACTCTCATGTTCAACAAATTTGATTTCAAACATTTTTTCGTTAAGTGGGAAGTATATTAGATCGCCTTCACGAGGTCGTATGATTGAAACAACTTCACGAGTAACATGTTTTTCGAATGTTCTGTTAGCTACAGTAAATGTTATACTGTCACGGATTTGTAAACCGAATTTAGATAAGAAATCACCTTCGCCTTCAAAACCATCAACATTTTTAACATAAGCTTCAAACTGAAACATTTCATCATATAGTGGCAAATCGTCTTCGTTTAAAATATCATCGCGTGCGCCTATGGTACGTTTAATGTACATAACATCAACACCATACATACGAATGCTTTCAATAACTAAGTCATCAATTAAGCTCTGCTCGTTGAAGTTATCGTAGTTTCTGAAGAATACATTAGTTGCCATCTAAACATTATCCAATAAAGTTGTAGGTAAGAGGCTGGTAAGAACGAATTGCTTCTTCTTCCATCTTCTCTCGATCTGCTTTTGCTTCTGAAAGAATCTGTTCTCCATTAAAAGTAACACCGCCAACTAATTGCATTCCGCTGAACTTAGTTAAATTTAAACCCCAATTTTCTCTGACTAAAACAGTTGCATAATTTTGTAACCAACGATCGCCCCAAACGTCTGAATATAAATCACCGTCAATAACATCATAAGCTTCAATAATAACATACTCACCAGGAACCATGAAGTCTTTATTAACGTCAAGGTATAAGCGATTAACGTGTTTATTATAACGAATCATTGGTTTACCTACAAGAATCTCTTGCAGGAATTGTAAGTGGGTCATCGACATATAATAGTTTTGAACATTATATCCAGTGATATCTTCAATGTTATTCAATACAAATTGATATTGAACATTAAATATACCAGAACCAGTTGAAAGATTTGATGTTAATGGGAAGACACCAGAGATACCAAGTAATCCTTGTGGCAAAGTAAGATAACCGTTTTCTCTATCGCCTTTAGCAACTGCTGTTATAGTAGCAGTTACACTAGAATTAGCACCAGTAACAACTTCATTTGCTTGAAACGGTATTAACTCTTTATGGGTAAGATGGTCATAAACAACATCCGAACCGCCCGGCTGATTTCTTGAAATTTTAGCAGTTGCACCAGAAGTACTTCCCGTAATAGTTTCACCTACTATAAAGTTACTAGCTACTGCAGCATCAAGAGTTAGTTTACTTGCTGTAATTTGGTGTTTAAGATACACTTGTTGACTACCATTATAGTGATAGTCTCTCCAAAATGAAACGGCCTCGTCTATACGATCTTCTACTTGCTCATCAGATACATTAATTTCGATAACCGGCGCGCCAATTTTTCTAAGAATATAATCTTTGAATAATGATCTTGAATTTGGTATTGCCATTTCTATGTCTCTTTATAATTGATTATGTAAACACACAAGTTGTTGTTGTGCCGTCCGCACCGAAAGGATTGTTCGCGCCGGTAGTATCACTGCTCAGACTCCAGTACCATGCCGAAGCGCCGGGAAATATCCCACTGTTATAAGCATATAATGCATTTGTTCTTAAGTATGCTGTACTGCCTATAGTTAAAGTAGTCCAGCCACTATTTGCGTTGTTACCAGTAATT